GGGGAGATTGTATTTCTCGTAAAAGTATTCCAGGCCCAGCGGCAGACCAATTTTGTTCACCAGCATCGCGTCCCGTTCGGCAAGATCCTTGAGGGTCTGTTCCTTCTCGGTGATAAAACGGAGGGTTGGGTATTGGCTGACCCCGGCAAAGTTATAATCCACCAGCCAAGGAATCAGGCTGCAGTTCAGGCACTCGGCCAGCATCCCGGCATCCGCGTCCTTGATGTCCATGCGCACGTCATCATGGGTCTTTGAGGCCGCAAGCGAGCCGCCCGAGACCTCGGTGGTCAAGTTCTGGCCCAGCACCGCCTTGGAAATCTGTTTGTCCATGTACTCGCACAGCGATTCATAGGTGACATTTCCGCTGCGACTGGCCTCCAGCAGCTCGACGGCCATGGAATCAGGAATCACCACTCCGGTCTCGGAATGGATGGCGTCAATGGCCTGGTGCAGGGTCTTTTTCTGTTCTGTTGTCGCCCCGGCTGGATATTTTCCAACGCCGGTTGGCATCCCGAATTTATCAAGGAAGATCAACCAGAATTTTATGCCGTGTTTTTTGAACCACACTGACCACCACAATTTCTGGCCCAATCCCCTGCCATAGGGGTTGTCCGAGTCGCCATAACTAAAGACGACAAACTTCCGATCCGGTACCGGTACACCGACACCCCCGCTCTCCCGGGTAAGCAGGCGCAGTTCGCGCTCCATGGTGAAGGCGAAACGACGGGGATGCTTGCCGATGATCTTCTCGATGCCGACATTGCCGCCGTCAACCTTCCACATCACCTCACCACAGAAAAACCCGTAGAGTATCCCCTGGAGCAGCTCCTGCGCCGCCTGTTTAAAGTTGCATCCCGTAAGCTGATCGGTGACGAATTTGGCAATCTCTTTGCCTTTGGCCGATTCCTCGCCTTCCGTGATCTCCCATTGTTCCCCTGCCACCGACAGATAACGGGTCTGCAACACTGCCCCGGCATGGGGGTCCCGGTCGATCTCATCATAGAGCTTCAGCCCTTTCCCCCGTCCTTCGCTCATCACCGTGGGGTCGGGGTTCTCCAGATGATCGGTCCAGCCGCTGAAGATATCCACATCCTTGGTCAGGATGGCGATCTCGTCGCTGATTGGCGGGGATTTTTTGTTGTTTTTTTTCATGACGTTCCCTTATTGCAAATATCCGCCCAGATCGGCGCTGACTCGTCGCACCCCGGTGGATTCGAATTCAATCTCGCCGCCGCCTTCCTGCCCCGTGGCATGCCAGGCCATGGCCCCGGCAATACCGGAGTCGCCGTGGCGCTGCTTACTGCTCTTGTCGTTGGTCTTTCCTTCCGGCAGTCGGGCCACGCCCTTGATGATTTTGAATGCCCGGTGATCCTCAATGATGTCGGCGTCCTTGGGCAGGAGAATGGTTCTGTCTTCAAATGCCGCCCTGTACTTTGGCATATTCTCCCGGTACCAGGTCTCGGTCGGCATGATCTCAGATATCCGGTTTTGCCCATACTTCTGGGCCGCCACCTCGGCCAGGTACTGGCCATTGCCTCTGGCGTCAAAGCTGCCATGGCTGAAACGCGGCAGACGGTCGATGATGAAAAAGACAATCTGCTCCTGCTGCTTGAAAGGCATATTGCGCAGTTCCAGGGTAAATGGGGCGCGGAATGTCGCCCCTTGGGTCTCCTGCAGGGGGATGATGACGGTGAGATCGCCGGTGCGGCCAAAGTCCTCCCCGAGATACGACCGGCGGCGTGGGTCCAGGTCCTGCAGCAGGGGAAGAAGGGTATCCTCGCACCAGGCCTCCACCTCGGATTTGCGGATGTCCTCGGCCAGGTACTTGAAATCGTCCTTTTGTTCGTAACGGATGGCCGGGATGTCGGCGCTCATGCAGTTTTCAATGAGCACCCGGGTCAGGAAGGTTCCCGATCCCTGGGAAGGGACGCAGAACAGCTCCTCGTCGGCGTCATCGCCATAGGAGGCGACTATCTCATCCCGCCAGACCGTCTCGGCCTCGGCGCTCCATGGTTGCCCGGTCTTCAGGCAAATCCGCTGATACAATCCTTGCGCCAGGGCATCATCAAAGGTTACCCGGTGCAGGCTGTATTTTTTGCGCCCGGCCCGGATATCCTTGACCAGTGCGTTGAAGGCGTTTTCATCCCCGTCATGGGTGGAGATGATCCGCACCTCGCCGCCCCAGATCAGCAAGGCCATAGCCGCTTTCATCAACTCTTTGAGGTCGTCATGGAATGCCGCCTCGTCAATCACCACCCGGCCCTGCTTGCCGCGCAGGTTGGAAGGCCGCGAGGAGAGCGCAACAATCTTGTGGCCGGAGGCAAAGCGGATGCGGAAGGTGAGGATATCTTTGTCCACATCCGTAAAGATCTCCTCTTCCACCGCCCCGGCAGCGAGGTCATAGCGCTTGGCCCACTCTCCGCAGTCGTCAATAAATTCCTCGGCCATGTCCTTGTTGTAGCCGATGTACCACACATCATCGCCAGACTCGGATGCAGCATAGAGGGCATCATCAGCGGCCTCCGACCAGGACAACCCGATCCGCCGCGACTTCTCAATCACCTTCACCTGCGCCGGATCTGCGGCCCAGTCCTGCTGATATGGCAGGAAAACGTAGGGCACGGATGCCCGAGTGTCGCTCGCTCCATGGATGGATGAAGAGCGACCGTAGGGCGCGGCGGAGATTCCCATTATGCGCCGATCCCTAAAATCTGCCGCCGGATCTCGTCGGCTGTTTCACTGGTAAGCCCGGCCTTCTTGACCTGGGTGACCACTTCATCGGCAACCCGGGTTGCCTTTTCCATCTTGTCCCATCGCTCCAGCAGGGCTCCGACCTTGGACAGGGTATCCATCATCGGCGCCGTCCGTTCGCGGGCGGATTGTCCTTCCAGGTAGGCAAGCTGATCCTCGAAGAGGTCGCGCAGACGCTGGATATTGCCGCGCTTCTGGCTGCGAGACCGATCCCACTCATCCATGGTCTGGCCGGGAACAAGGGTCTCCGCCTTCCAACGGGTCAGCGAGGTCACACTCACCCCAAGCTGCCCGGCAATCGCCGACAGATTGTGCCCATCCGCGTACAACCGTTGAGCCTGTGGGGCGAGGACCGCCTTGTCGCCTTTAGCGGCCAAGGGCGACCCCCAGCTTCTTGATCTGCGCCAGCACATTCAGCAGCTCCGCCTGGGCCATGATCAGTTCGTCCATATGGGCAGCCGCCTCGGCAATATCCATCTCTTCGGGCTTCGGGCATAATATCGTATTCAACTGCCCGCGAATCAAGCTGCACAGACCCTCCACCCGGTAACGCAATGCCTTGGCCTCCCGCTCCAGCTGGAGCAGCTTGCCTTCCATCATCAATCTCTCACTCATGATATGTCCTTGGGATTTGCGTTTTTACGGATAATCGGGCAGTGCATATTGTTCATCACCGCAGCCTTCACCTCGGTCACCTCTTTGGTGGACCAGATCACCAGCTCCCGGTAGCCTTTCGCCATCTCCGAAAACCCCTCCGCCAGCTGGGAAACGGTATCGGTCTGGGTGTAGTTGTTCTCATACATCTGCACCACCGCCTCAAAACGCCGGTTCTGGTAGTAGGTACTGGCCGCCACCACCACCCACGGGAACAGCAGCACAAAGACAATCAGCACCCCCACCGGGGCCGTTCCCAACTTCTCAATAATGGTCGTAAACGCAGCCAGGGCCGCAATCTGTTCCGGTGTCATCCTTGCCTCTCGGGGAATCGCTCTTTAATGTCCTGACATATCACGCACAACTCACACCCCGGCACCGCCAACCGCCGCGCCTCCGGGATCTCCTCCTCGCACCAAAGGCACTCTCCGGAACCGGGGACTAGCTCCGAGGGGACAGATTTTTTTTCAGCGGCTGTATGCTGAAAATCAATCTGTCTCCCGTCTTCAGAGCACCGTCTCCCGTCTTCGGCTCTCCGTCGCCGGTGCCTCTCAATCGCATCCGCATTCAGCCGGGCCTGATAGTCCTGCCCGTAATCCCCTTCATCCATCTATTTCGTCCTTTTCGGGAAGGCGAGAAACATCTCCACCCCCGGCAGCGGCACCAGCAGACACTCCTTTTCCGAGGGCGCGCTCTTGTTGCCCTTGCTGTCAAAGACCTCCATGGTGAAACATATGGTCTCACCGATGGTCATCCCCATGGGCGCGAGAAAGGTCCGCGCCGTCCGATCCGAGACCACCGCCACCGGCGCAACCACCCCTTCGCGGTAGATATTGAACCCGGCAGCAGCCGCGTAATCGCCATACTCCCATTCAAAGGAGATCCCCTTATACGGCGCAGGATCTTCGGCCCGGGCTAAACCTGAGGTCATCAATAAAATAGCCAGCAACATCACCAATATTCTCTTCATTTGTTTTCTCCTTTCAGTTCATGGTGCAAAACGCACCGGATTCTCATAGTCAACACAGGCTCCGCCCCCAAACCTGACCCCTAAATAAACCCAACAGGCCCGCAGAGAGGACATCCCATCTTCCTTGCAGATGGTCTGCAAGATCTGATCGGCGAGCTTTCTATAGGAAATATCCAGCCCATGCGAAAGGCAGGGATGCCTGAGTGTCGCGGGCGCCAGGGATGGCGCAGGAGCGGCCTCACGTATCAGCTGATAGAGCGCGTCGTGGACCAGCGACCCACGCATAAAATCCTTGGTATCAAAGGCCGGTCCGGACGGGCCATCCCAGGCATACCCCTTGCCGATCGTGAGCAGGCCGTCTGTCTGTAACGATATAAAATCCGAGGAGATAGCTCTCTCCGGAGTGATCGCGATTATCACCTGATAGTCCTGATCCAGTTGGTACTTGTATCCTTCCTTATAGGCTATCTGACCGGCGATCATCGGTTATCCTTCTCGCAGGAATCGGTGATGGCCAATATCGGCTATAAATCTCATACTGGCGGCCCAATAGGGCGGCTTCCCTCCAACCATGCCCTGCAGGGCATAGTAATGGGTCGCCCCTGAAAGTTTGTCGCCTGCCAGCCATTCCTCGTTTGCGGCCTTGGCATTCTCCATGGCCCGTAAAAAAGCGGCAATATCCTTGACCCAGATCTCCGGGTTTTTCTCCGTCAATCCCATGTTAAAGCAGGAAAACTGCTTGCGGGCCTTAACGACATCTCCCACCGGCCAGCCATTCTTAGCCGCTCGGTTGAGGATCACCTTGACCACGGCCCGCTGGCCAAGGTCGCTTTCGCCCCTGGCCTCGTGATAGATAGTAAGGGTCAGCCAAAACAGGGTCTTGATCATTGCCTCCCCTCCGCCCTGGTATCACCATTCAGCTCGGCATTGCCGTTCTGGCTGGCGGCAGCGCTTGCCGCCGCCGAAACGCCGGTATCCACCCGCACCGGCCGCTCCGTGCTGGCGGTATCGGTGCAGACAATGGAATTGCTGTCGCCGGAAACTGTGTAGTAATGATTGGTAGTGGAACTGGCGCACCCGGAAAGCAGGGCCGCCAACGCCAGACAGGAATATCTCTTTCTCATTTTGCCTCCATTCCATGGTTCCCCCTTTGTTTGAAGGGGTGTTCATCTTTAGGAGGCAGTATAGATGGGAGTTGGGCGGGATTAAATACGAGGGGGTTCAGGATATAGGTGCAATAAAAAAGCCCCAACCGGATGACCGGCAGGGGCTGTGGACAGAGGGGACAGATTTTTTTTCGCGGCAGTTGGCGAAAATCAATCTGTCTCCCGTCTTCGAAGGTTCTGTTTTTAAATTCTCGTTAGGGCCTCATTAATCGTCGATTCCACCGCCAGTAAAATCAGGCATAGTCCGTTGGTGGACTGGTCACACAGGCCGATATTACCGCCAGACTCGGTAAAGGAACCAGATACATCAGCGAGAAAGCGGGTGACCGAGGCGGCATTGGCCAGCATATCCGCCGGATGGTCGGTGCTGCCGAACGATAACACCCCAAAGGAGATATTGATTTTGTCTGTGGTTATGGCGGCGCTCATGACGCCACCTTCTTAACGTTTGACCAAGGAACTCCGATCTCCTCGAAGTCTTTTTTAAGCTTTCGATATCCTGCGGCAAAACCCAAAACAGCGGCTCTTAATTCCTTTGTTGCCGGACTAACCGGTAACTCTAACGCCAACTCCAGGGCCTGCTCCGGGTCGCTTGGTGCTAGATCTGCAAGCAGAATAAGTTGCTTGCAAGACTCGAATAATTCACAGTCAGCCTTATTCATGCCACCACCTCCATCCCCGGAAGGCGAAACTGCCGGGCAGCGATCTGCATCCTCCTGAGATTGACGGGAGGCATAAGCAGGCCATACCGTTCCATTTCCCGGACATGGCGGCGGACGGTGGTTACTCCCCGCTGTACCAGCTTGGCGATATCAGCCATGGTCAAACCCATGCCCTTGTAGCGTTTGATCTTCTGCCACAGCGGGTTGCGCCGCAACAGCTCGGCGGCCATCAACGGCACCAGCTCTACTGAACGCTTCTCATGGTGGATGAAATAGCGGCGGGCAAGACGGCCCTTGCCGTTTTCCTCAAGCATGGACAATTCCTTGCCCATGTCGGTGGTGACGATGTAGTCATGGGAAATCTGGGGACGTGCTTTTGAGCTCCCCCCAGCGGTGGAGCTCAAAAACTCCACAATCTCAAAGTCTTTCCCTTTGACATAACCATGCCTCTCAATACGGCCTTTGATCCAGGTGGTGAAGTCGCGGCCAACTTCCAGAAAACTGTGCAGCTCACGGGCCGAGCAGGTGGGGGTGGTGTCGTTGCCGATCTGGCTGGGGATAATGCGGATCAATTCTTTCATAATGCGGTTCTCCTACTGAGGTTGATATTATCGCCCCCGCGCGACTAAACGCAAAAAGGGCGGACACTGTGCGGGTTAGTCGACCGGTAGTAGGCACCGGCGAGCCCGAGGGCTCCCCGCACAGCGCCGCCCAAAAATGCGTTTCGCCGTGCTGTGGACGCAAAAAAACCGCCAATAAAATCGTGTTTTGTGGCGGTGCGTCCGCCTACTCTTTCCGAGCGACTAAACCCAGACAGCCGTTTTTTTCGGCTGCATGGTCAAGATAGCCACAAAGGCGGACACTTGTCAAGATTATTTCTTACTTGATAGTTGAGGGTAAAATTCGTATAGTTCCATGGTCGCAGCGGGAAGATGCCAAGGAATTACTTGCAGCGTAATGCTTAGAATAGCTGCACTATTTGTTATATTTTTTTTTGAGAAATATAGAGGAACCATGAAATCCACTGTTATCATTACGATTGCCATTTCCGTTGCTGTCATACTCTTCTTCGCAAGCAACATTCCTTCAAAGTCGTCAAAGTCGTTTCAGATTATTCAACCTGCAGATGAGATGCTCCGGTCTCGGGCGACGGTCATACTTCCAAAACTGGTTCGTGCGTGTCCGGGCCTTAATCGATATGCGGATGATCTCAGCCCGGCCACGATCAACCAATCCACTTTCCCTGATGATTATCAAGGCGGGATTGCCTTTAAATTCGAGGTTGCCGCTCGCCCTAAAATTCTTCCAAGTCCGCTTGATCGCTATTCCGCCAGCAATCACTGCAGTATTGATATAAAAGCAGATGGCTCAAAGGCATATATCTCCAAACGGGCCTGCCATTCTTTGTGCAGTGGTGTCTGGACAGAAAACGACCCTGGATATGGGGGGCGTGAAATCTCATTGCGGTAGGGATTCCCCCCTCCGCATACTCCAGGCCATAACAAAGATTCCCAGATCCAGCCCCGCAAAAAAGGCCGCGGCCACCACCCAAAGCGGTATATTCTCCATCATCGCTCCATCCCCATCTCAAAACTCCCCAGCGGTCGCAGCTTCAAGAGATTGCCGGTGCGGGGCTTGACCCCCATCCCCTTCCATTCCGGATCGGTACTCCTGGCCGTCCTTACCTTTTTGGTGATGGAAAACGACTCCTGACCGCGCCCTTTCAAATTCACCCCGCCATCAAAGCGGTATCCCTTCTTGCAGAGTGGCAGCAAGATCTTTGGAGATTCACAGCCTTCCTTCCATATTCTGGTGTTTATCACCTCCTGCGATGGCGGGTTCTCCATGATTTTGGCAAGCACCTTCGCCAGTCCGGCGAGGGTGTAGTCATTGCCGTCATCACAACGGAACCAGCGTGTAGGTCGGGTTTTCTTGCTTGGCCGGAAGCCCAGATCGGCGACGATGCGAGTGGGGTAAGCGGTCGGTGAGCTCTGAGCCTGCCGAAGAGTCGAATTTTCCATTAAAATAACCTCCCTTGCCGTTCATCCACCGGGGCCGTCCCCAATATCTCCCACACCCGCCGTTCCGACAGCCCCACCGTGCGGGCGATATCGGGCACCCGGTCACCGGCGTCGAAATGGTCGCGAACCCAGCGGTCTCGGGCCTTGCGGGTGAGGGCGTCCATATTGTGGCAGTAGATGGTGGTGCCGCGGAAAACCTCGGCAATGCGGATCACAATCGACACCCCCATCCCGCCTGCAAACTCTTCAATGATCGCAGCCAGGCGCGACAGATCGCCGGGCAGCTCATCCGCCCTGGGGAACATATCCGCCGGTAATTTCTTCCATTCATCATTGCTCAAGCTCTACCCCCTCACGTTTCGCCCATTTTTTCAAAGACTCGATTAACTTCCACAACTGTTGGTCATCGCACCAGGCCAGATTGTCCCGCCCGGTCATCCGCTTGACATAACTCTGCAAGGCCCAATCCGACCTGGCCCGCACCTTCCCGGCCAGCCCCAGCGTCACCCAGATCGCCACCACCTTGCGGGCCATGGCGGATTCGTAGGTGGCGCTTGGCTTAAAAGGACTGCCGTTGGCGTTCTTCTTCCGTATCTTAAATCCCAAACCCTTGAAGTGGCGGATAAGATCATCACCCTGAAACCGGTTCAGCTTCGCCGCCGAATCCACCTTATAGCGGGTCTGCAGGATATCCCGATATATATCATCGCTCCAGCCCAATTCTTTTTTGGCGATATGGATCTTCGCCAACATCCCCCGATCCAGTGTCATCCGCGCAACCTCCCCCGTGACCATTCCTGCAGCTCTGCCGCCGTCGGCTTATCCTCCCGCGTCCCCTGAATATAGGCATCCATCGGCGACTCAAAGCCTCCATTAAAGCCCCCTCCTTGGGTAAGGAGGGGGTTAGGGGTGGTTTGTTCTCCCTGGCGATCCCGGCCAACTCCCCCCGAGGCCTCCCGCAGCCGGAGCGTCTTCTCTCCCTTGGCATCCTCTTCATCCGCCAGCTGCCAGGCAACCTGCTTCAAATAATTATGATTCGGCAGCGGCCTGCGGATACTCTCCCGCCGCTCCACCATCTGCTCCATTGCCGCAGCCCAGATCCGGGGAGGACAGGGACGGGCCACCTTGCCCTGCACCTGGACAAACCCGGGGCCGACCTCTTTGGCCAGCGCAGCCACGATCTTGCCCGCCTTATCCCAGCGCAACGCCTGCTTTTCCGGACGAAAGAGACCAATATAGGGCAGGGCGGCATGGGGCAACGGGGAGGGCAAAGACACCACCGCCAACAGCATTTCACGGGCGGCGGCATCATTGATCCAGGCCTCGGCAGATGCGGTCAAGCCGCATGATGGGCAGACGAGTTTCATTTATGAAAGGTCGCTGACTATATCATCTACATAGATGGTAGATGATCCGCCCGCCCAATTACAATCATCATCTAGGCACCACATGGACACCTCAACGGTCAACCCATTGGCATCTCCGTACTGCGCATCCACCGTAATATCACTTCCACAAACAGGGCATTGTCTCATTTTTGTTATCCTTTTTATCGTTTGACTTGGCATCATCAGGCCGGAGGCGTCACCATCCGACGATCCAGGCCAACGGCCTGGATTTCGCCTTTAATCTCAACTATTGCAAGGTTCTGGTGGGTTCCACCTGTCACCTTTCAGCCTGGCTAACCTCTTAGATCCATCGTAGGCGTCGCAGATATTTTTAGGGTTGATGGCATACGCCCGACCTGATTCCAGGCCGATCCGCTTGCATCGTGGCTGTTTTCCGAGATCAGCGCCGCCTATACCGGTAATCTGTACCTCGGTATACTCATCACAACACCCGCAAGACCTGCTTTGGTATCCGGTACGGTAATTCAACCGTTTTTTGATGTTGAGTTGTGGTGTTCCCATTTTTACACCGAAGCCAGATCCAGCGGCAGCTGCCGCCACTGATCCGTCCCTTCCACCCGCTCGTACACCCGCAGATAGACGCTGCTCGACTCCACCGTCAGGCTGTCGTTGATCGCGGCCATTGCCTGCTGCCAGCGGGCATCCTCGATATTGAACTTTCGCAGGCTCAAGATTCGCTTGGTGTTGACAAAGCCCTTGCGGTCCACCTGGAAGGCATCATTGATCAACACCATCAGCTCCGGCCTGGTGCCGCCGCTCCAATCATGGATGCACTCGTCGATTAACTCTTTGGCCACCTGCAAACGCTCGTCAAAGGCCAGATTTTCGGCCACGGCCCGGCAGACCTTGAACTTGCCGTCATAGCTGACCAGGGTGATATTCCCCTTTTCCCCGCCCATCTCCCGGCCATACTCCTGGGCCGAGAGGGAGCAGAAGGCAGCGATCTCCGAGAAGGCGTCTTCTTTAAACCTGCGCAGCACCATGCTGGCTTCTGCCGCCCGGCGCAAAACCTTCTTCACCAGCTCATCGCGCAACTTATCGATCTCTTTGACCATTGCCACCGGCACCAACCGGCCCTGCGAGTCCTTCACCCATTCCGATGGCAGGACATTCACCTGCTGCGGACTGCTTTCCAATATCTCAGGCTGCATCGTTCCCCCCGTTTTCCATTCCCTGGTTCATCTTTTCTTCCTCTGCCAATGCCACCATATCAAGATAGGCATAGCCCCGCCTGGCCAACACCTCCGCCGTCCTGGTCATGGCCACAATCTCGTCCATAATCATCTCTTCTTCCGAGCCCGCATGGGCCTTGAGCACATGATACAGATAGCCCACGGCATTCATCAGATCCTCTCTGGCACCGGCCACCGGGTCTCTTAATGGCCGCTCCAGCTTGAGTATGCAGGCCGCTTTCTTTTGAATTGTGTTAATACTGGCGACCAGGTCAAACCGTCCGGCCAGAGACAGCGCCCCATGCAGGTCGCCAGCGTTTTCAATGATCTGCCGTGCTGCTTCGTACACTTGATTGGGTGTTCCCATGATATTTCCTCCTTTAGTTTCTTAAACTGCATTTCCGACAGGCCATATACAGCCTGATCGTTGCCGGATTTCCGGCAAGCTTGATCACTTTTGCCCGCTCCCAGTTATCGGCGCAGCGGGCCGGGGAAATCTCCCCCAAAACCTGACAACAAACATTCCCGGCATGGCCGTAGATAGCTATTACCCTGTGCTCAATCTTGTCGGTGGAGGCCGGATATTTCCCGGACAACAC